CTCTAAATCACTGACCCAGCGCGATATTGTTTCTTTCTTTACGTTGTATAAATCTGCAAAGTAATCATTACTTGCCCAGCAATAACCTTTTTCATTGCACAAAGCAGTTATCTCACCGTAGAGCAATTTGGCATTAGGCATAAGACGTGTATCATACCTAACAGTTGCGGGTATTATTGCGTAATAACTTCTTTTAATACTGTCCATTTTTATCCTCCAATCCTTAATTTTTTGATTTCTTCTTGACTTAGCTTAATGCCAATTACGTGATGTTTATTTTTAAATGCTGCAATTCCGATTTGATGCTTTTCTTGATGGTGGGTTCTACAAAGTGCTGCAAAATTAAATTCTGTGTGGTCTACCTCACTTCGCTTTCTTCTTCCCAAAGCTTTATCAAAATGGTCAATATCAGCATTCTTTTTACCGCAAATACAACAGGTTCTTGTCGTTACGCATTTATAAAAATAGTATTGTGTGTTTTGTGGTGGTATCTCATACCCTTCACGAAATGGAATATCGTTTTCAAAGATGAAATCTAGTATCAATTCAGATAGTGTAGATACTTCATCAACTGAACTCTCAGACTCATTCGATAAACTAATATTCTTGCCTGTGAAGTAGCGAAATTGCCAATAAAACACGTCTTTAAGGCTCTCTAACGGCTCGCCAGTGTGAATATATATATCTTGCATTAAAGCGAACACAAAGCGTCTCTGTTGCGGTGTAAACCCACGTGGATCTTTGATGAATATTTCAGCCTGACGTTCGCCGTTGAAACCGTTGAAAATCGTCTTCAATCTTTCGATATTCAGTTCTTCTTTGAGTTCTAAAACAATTTTCCTTCCAGAAATTTTTGTTATTTTTGTCAGATAAGAAAGGTTGTTCATGCTGATCACTTCTTCGAATAGGCTTTTTCAAGTTCGTTCATGTATCTGTTCAAAGTTGCCATTTGAGCGGTATCCATTTTCTTCAAATCCAAACTTTTCCCAAATTTATTCGTCGTAATACGATTCCAAAAAGCTTTAGGCTCTTCATTAAGTTTGTTAGCCAGCTTCATGGCATGTTCGCTGACCGCCTTCATTTGAACTTCGCTGGCTTGTTTTGGTTTCGGTAAACCTTCATTGCTGTTATCTAGCGAATCAGGATCTACGTCATCAGAAATCATCAGCAAGTTTTGTAAAGCGTATTTTCTACCATAAGTAGAAGCCGAACCACTTACTTGAGATTCGTCCATTTTAGGCTTGCTTTCAGGCTCTCGTGCGCTAAATGTTGACGTGTATTTATTTATTCCGTCAGTAATAGTTGCGGTCACACGTTTGTAAAACCGTCCTTCTTTAAACTCGACTTCTTCAGTAGTTATGACGACAATATTTTTAAGTTTAAGCTCGATACATACTAATTTAACTGCCTTTAAAATTCCTTCTGCTGTCCGATAATCAAAACCTGCAAAGTTATTCTTAACGTCTTTTGGCGTATTCAGTTTCATTACGAGCTGACAATATTTCTCGTGGAAACTCATTTCTTTTTCTTCACTCACCGTATAGTTCCTCCATTTCTTTTTTGAAGTCCTTACCGTTTTTATATCTCACAAGCTCCGCTCTCTTAATTTCTTCTTCAAAAAGATCAAGTGTCTCTTGCACATTTTCAAAGAGTAGATAGAACTCTTTAGTTTTTATTTCAGTTTCAATTTTCAAGTGCCAGATTGTATCTGTATTAAAAACAGGTGATTCACTATCATCTTGATTACATTCAACATTCTGTTTTAACTCAGTATTTCTGAACCCATTTTTGACTGGCTTCATTTCTTCATCAGGAGCTTTTGTGATGTAGTCGTCTAGCTGTACTTTTTCTTTTGAGCTAAGCATGTTATACTCCTTTCATAATTATCATTTTTGTGCTCACTAATTGCTTGCCGGCGTAGTGAGCTTTTAATTATCTCAAACGATTTTCAAATTTTTTATTACTGTTGTATAATTCAAGTAAGGCTGAAACAGTTGCTTCTTCAAGTGTTTGGTTGTATTGTTTCTTGTTTCGAGTAGCTAAATTTAGCAATACTTGTAATCCGTTGTTTACCAATCTTTTTTCTAGGAAGCGTTGGTCAAATTTCGGATTTTTTTCATATCTAACAAAGAATTCTGTCATTCCGATCATCATTGAACGTTGAAATGCTTTTCTTGGTAGTCCAAATACTTGTTTGATGAAACGTAAAGTTTTTTGTAGTCTGTCCCGACAATATTCTTTATATATTTTTTCTAATGCAATATATGCTGATATATAACCGTCACGACCTGTTTGTTGGTAATCAATTGATAACCCGGTTTCTTCTACTGTTTTATTTAAGGCAATAGCGAATGTATCCCCTCGTTTAATTTCAGCGTTTGCCTGATCCAAACGAGTCGCCCGACTCGACTTAAGGTTAAAATAATCCCACGCTTTCGCTTCATCGAGATATGTCATGCCTTCATAAACAATGCACTCTGCTGTTTTGGCACCTAATGCTTGCAAAGCTCTTAATCTATGTTGACCATCAAAGACCCAATATTTACCATCACGTTTGCTTACTAACAGACTTCCTAATCCACGCGGATCAAAATTATTGATAATTTTTCTTACTGTCGATTCACGTACAACTCGTTGATAATCAGCAACATTAATTTGTGTCAGTGGAATACGTGAAATACTTTTTGGGTAACTATTTGGATTAAATTGTTTTGTCATTGTGTTTTCCTCCTTTGTATGCATCCATTAAATTTAATAATTGATGTAATGCCGTGTGCGCTTTTTCCATAAATTCTGGTCTTTCTTCATATGTTTGACAGATTGCGTCATACAACTTTTCGCCGTTATTATCCACGTAATGAATAATCTGGTTGAAGTTCAAGTCCAAATTTTCAACTGCCATCAACATTTTTGTTTCATCTGGTGTCATTGGTTTAGGAATGTTGATTGGTACCACATTTGATTTCTTCTTTTCTACGATAATTCTTTCTGACTTTTTTGGGCTAACCTCTCCAGATACGACTTTCTTATAAAGTTCTTCATCTTCTTTTTTAGCTCTCATAACTCGTTTCATAGTGGACTCACTTATCCCTGCAATATCAGCTAATTTTTTTCTAGTACTATATTGTTTAACTTTTGGGTCCGAGGACCTAGAAGTTAAATCATTGCGTGCGCCTTGATTTTCTTTCGCTTGATTGCGAATTTTGCCAATCAAATCATCACTTCTTAAAACGATGTCCGCTCTTTGAACTGGCGTCAAATTTCTCCGTTCAATCGCTGTATCCCTTACAAATTCAATTGATTCTGATTTATCGAAGTTATGAACCAAGCATTCAATTTCCATGATTCCAAGTTGTTTGCACGCTCTCACTCGATGCCTACCATCTAAGATTGTCATGTCATTTCTAATATGAATCGGTGTTTGAACACCTGATTTTTTAACGCTGTCTACAAAATGTTCGTACTCATCAGTTGTCATTTCAGGAACTAATTTGGATAATGTTTTGTCTTCTTTCAATTCGTTAATATTTACCGTTGAAAACTCCACACCTTCACCGCCTTTCAATTTGATATAATGGTTTAAAAAATGGTGGTGCTTTTAAATGGATTTTCCTGAATCTCCTTACTCCAAAGAATTAATTGCTACTTCTGAAATGATCAAAAATGCAATTAGCCCTACTTTAGCTATTGTTAACGGAATGAACCCTGTATCTGAAAACATTAGAAGATACATGGAACAAAACTCACTTCTTACTTCTAGACATATTTTTGATTCTCCTTTAATGAAAACTGTTGAAGAAAGAAATAGAACAATTGCTAAAATGGTTCCATCTTCTTTTTTAGCAATTCAAAACGGTCTAAATTTGCCAGGTTCAAATATTGCAAAACAAATTGCTGCTAGCGTTCCTAAATGGGATTTTTCGGGCATTACTAAATCATATAGATTACCAACTATGGATATTCCTAAATACGATTTTAGAATCGATGTTCTTCAACAAGGCGTGTCTAAGAATTTATCTTTCCTGCTTGAAAATTCCTCTCAAACTATCAATGTAGAGGAAGATTATGTGTTCACTGATTTTGATAAACCTAGTCCGAAATCTACCGTTTATGCAAAAGATAATAATCAATATGCTAATGACATTAACGAAATAAAAGGCCTCTTGCGGCAAGTTTACAAACGGCAAGAGGAGCAAATGAACTATTCCTCTGAAAAAAATATTCAAGAAAGTAAACAAAGTGACAATTCGAACGAATCTTCTCAATTTAATACCCTCGCTTTTATTAGTGGTGTAATGACTCTTTTAAGCCTAATGACAGCTCCAAAAGAGATTTACGAATTTCTAGTCTGGGTTGATCAAATAGTTTCTTTCCTAATAAACAAATGATCCATCACCTAGCCTAGTCAGCCCTCTCGGCCGGCTTTTTCTTTTCCCAGCCAATCACTAAAAAGAAAAGTAGAATGTAACCGTAGGCCAGCCAAATATTGACTAACGTAAAAACTGGTATTGTGATTATCGAAAGCAGGATCGTTTGAAGGTTGATTTTTTTCATGTTGTTACCTCCTTCTTTGGTATACTCACTATAGAAAGTGAGGTGATAATTGTATGGACATTACACTTAATATTTGTATTAATGATGGTTCGGAAATTCTTGTTGATGGTTTCGATAAAATATCTTTTTCAAATAACGTCTTGGAAAAAACATGCACTAATACTGGGTATTCTTGGCAAAAGTCTTATCCAGAAATTTTAAATGCAGTGGTTGAAAATAAATTTCTTATTTTTGATCGTCACGATGAAAAAGATAGTCTAGAATATAGAGATCATTCTTTTGCTTTTCGTAACGAGATTACTGAAAAAAACCAACCGTTGATACTAACTACACAATCAATTACTACAATAATTGATATGTATAACTAATCTTTAATGGCATGTTGTTTCTCTGAAGCAATATGCCAGCTTCTTTCTAAAAATACCTTCTTTGTTTCTTCTAACGCTTCTAGAGCTTCTAAAGCAGATAAATTATTTTTGACTAAGATTCCAGTTAATTCAGAAATAATTTTCACTTCATTCATACTGTTGCCTCCTCTATTTAAATTTATTTTTGTCCTTCCAATCCAAAAATTGATCAAACAGATTGATGTTTATCAGCACAATTTTGTATGTCGGTGCTCGATAACCTTTTTTGTAATCAGGATGTACTTTGAATTCTGCTAACAATCTTTGAAATGTAGACTCATGTCCTTCGAATCCGAAATATTTTATCGCTTCATCCTTTGGCATTGATAATTGAGGCAATTTGATGGTTTCTGCTATGGCGATTTTTTCAGTCATTATTTATCCTCCTATCTAATTTTGTAATACGAAATAATATCGGATCTATTCAAAAAGCGTTTCAATTGATGGTAAAACGTCATGTTTCTTCAAAAAGTCATAGATAAACAAATGACCTTTTTGCGTCCACTTCATAATCGGTTTTAGATTGTCTGTTCCTTGCACTGGCACCATTTCGATATGTGTGTATCCTTCGTTTTGATACTTCGCATACAACAGCCACGCTTTGCCTTGTCGGTATTGGATGCCAAAATCATGCAGAATTTTGTTCATTTGCCTTGCACTCATACCATAGTTTTTAGCGATAAAACTGATTGGCGTAACACTTTTATTTGCTAGGATAATGTCGTGATAATTTACCTTTGGCTGCATTTCAGCTACCTTTTGTTCGGCAACCAATCGCAACGTACGTTCTTCTTTGAGTTTGGTTGCTACTTCGATTAGTAAGTCTGGATTGTTTAGTAGTTCATCTGTTGCGTACATGCCGTGCTTTCTGATTTGAGGTAAGACTTCACTCGTTACCCAACGCTTGAATTTTTTTGCGCTTGGGAGGTGACTGCTAAAAATCAAACTATAAAGACCCGATTCATTAATTAATGTCATTCTTTGAACGCCTCCAGGTGTCTGTATTTCACCGACCCCTTTATCTTCGTCATCAACATGTTGTTTAATTGCATCTGCTGTTCTTTTATATCCCAAAATTACCGCTGAATCTTTAGCGACAAAATATGGTTCATCATTTACTAAAACAGTTCGAACTTCGTTTTGTTCAAAGTTAAAAATTTGTGGTGTATTCATTTTGTCTCCTCCTTCTTATGTTGTTTGTTTGTTTTGTAGCGTAAATGCGACTTTTCCACCAAAAAAAATTTCGATTGCCTCTTGATCAGTTAGCGGGATTTCTTGCTTCATTTTTTTTGCTTCTTCAATCGAGAAATCTCCACCTTTTTTCATTTTTCGATAAAAAGTACTTCGATCGATTCCGATTGAATCTGCTACTGCTTGTTGAGTAGTGCCCCGTTCTACGATAAGACCTTTTAACTTGTTTGTGTTGATCATGAACCTCACTCCTTTCTTTTGTCGCATTATCGCGACTTGTTGAACTAAATATACCACCCAGAAATATATTAGTCAACACGAAAGTTGCATTATTGCGATTTTAATTTGTTGCGTTTTTGCAACATATAATTTATAATATATTCAAGAGGTGAAAGAAATGGATATAGGTGAGAGAATAAAACTAAGGCGGAAGGAATTAAAATTAAGCGCTGATGTCGTTGCGGAAAAGCTTGGAGTTTCTAGATCCACTATCTTTAGATATGAAAAAGGCGATATCGAAAAATTGCCTACTAATATTCTTGGTGATATTGCAGAAATTTTGAAAACAACTCCAGCTTTTTTAATGGGTTGGGAAGACGATAATGTTCCTTCCATCGAAACAATCTACAATCAATTAGAAAAACCAAGGCAAGCCAAAGTCTACAACTTCGCCGAACAGCAACTTGAAGAACAAAATAGCAATGTGGTTCAATTCCCTATTCAAAATAACCGTGAAGAGGTGCAGGCGTACTTATCAGCTGGTACTGGGATTTTAAACTACTATGAAGCAGATAAAGATGTAGTAGAAGTTCCAGCAGATGCGCCAGAACATGATTGGATATTTAAAATAGCGGGGATTTCTATGAAGCCGTTGTTCGATGATGGGGATATTGTGTATGTGGACGAATTTAAACAAGGTACAGACACTATACAAAATGGTCGAATTTATGTGGTCGAGGTAGATGGTGAAGCTTATATAAAGAAAGTCTATGTATACGAAGAAACAAAAATACTTAGATTAGTATCTCTGAACAAAGATTATACGGATTTACTATTTAACTTTGAAAATTCGGATATTAATTTTATCGGTCGTGTGATTATTTAAATAATACCCCAGTCGGAGTTGCCGCTCCGGCTAGGGTGAATGAACTATCACGAAATTATTATATCAGAAATGAGGAAAAGAAATGGAAACTTTGTTAGGATTGCTATTTATTCTAGGCTGTGTTGGTATCTGGTATTTTGCTAGAAAAAAACCGAACAAACGAAACAGAAACATTTCAATAGCTATAGTTGTGTTTTCAGTATTGATAATGGGATTTTTGCCAACAGGACAAACTCAAACAAATTCTGATTCTAAAGAAAAAACCGAGTCTAAGAAAACCGAGTCGTCAGAAAAACCATTATCATCTTCCGAAATTCAGCAATCAAAAGAAGCTAGCGAATCAAAAGAAAAAGAAAAGATAGCACAATCAGAATCAAAAGAAAAAGAACGCATTGCTGCGGAAGAAGCAAGAAAAATAAATGAAGAGAAAACTAAGGCTAGCAAAGAGGCAGAAGAACAAAAGAAATCTGATATAACAATTTTATCAGACAAGCCAACTACTGAACAAGCAACAACTTTAGAAGATTTAGCTTCTCAACAATTTAAACAACAATTCCCCTATAAAGGAAGCAAGATGCACTCAGTTCTAGGGGTCATTCAACCTTGGACACAATCAGATGGCAGATGGTATAAAAAAGTTCAAGCAACAATTGTAAATGGATTTGGTGCTGAGCAGGATACTACAATAGAAATTCACATCACGCCTGCTAGTGCTACTAGCGGAACAGTTGAAATTATAAATTATTAATTATTTATCAGCCCCTCACGCAGGGGCTTCTTTAATAACGCCAAAAAAAGAACGCACGTTCCATTTAAGGAGTTGAATAAACATGTGGATTGAAGAATTACCGAACGGTAAATACAAATATTCTGAACGATACATTGATCCATACACAGAAAAAAATAGAAAAGTTTCAATCACACTTAACAGCAAATCTAATCAAGCAAAAAAACAAGCAATCAGTGAACTTCAAGATAAAATCGATAAGAAGATCGAAGAGAAAAATCAAATCAAGATCACGCTTGGAGAATTATTGGATATATGGTGGAATCAGCACAAAGTTTCTATTCGTCAGTCATCGCGAGTTAATTATGAAAAGCTTTTAAAATACATACGAAAGAACATTAACACTGAAGCAGTGGTACGTAATACAGATACAAAGTTTTATCAAGATTTCCTAAACGAGTTACCTCAATCTTACGAATATAAGAAGAAGTTTCGAAGTGTGCTAAAAATGGCGCTTGATTATGCAGTGGATATGGAAATGATCAAAATTAATCCTATTAACAGGGCGAAAGTTCCTAAACCAGCTTTAACAAAAGAAACTTATGAAAGAGTGGAAGATAAGTATTTAGAAGAAGAAGAAATCAACAAGCTATTGAACGTCTATTACAGCACGTTTCAGAGCGTCCATCACGGAAGGTTAGCTGAGTTCATGTATTTAACTGGACTGCGTGCAGGCGAAGCTATAAGCCTCACAATTGATGATTACGATCCGAATAGCCAAACTATAAAGGTGATTGGTACTTTAGATTATTCGGAAGGCTATAAAAATGCAAAAAAAGAGATGCCAAAGACATTAGCATCATATCGTGAAATTGATTTATCGAATCGAGCGATAGAAATAATTGACGAATTGATTTTAGAAAATAAGTTAAAATTTAAGTGTAGAACACCTTACCTCTTTATTGGTAAGACTGGCAAGCCGATTCAAATCAACGCATTCAATAACTCACTAAAGACTATGAATGACAAGCTTGGTAAAGATGCTATCAAAAAGAAAATGTCTAGCCATATTTTTAGACATTCTCACATCTCCCTACTTGCTGAATTGAACATACCTGCAAAAGCAATCATGGAACGTGTAGGACACTCCGACATGGAAACAACAATGAAGATATACACCCACGTAACCAAGAAGACAAAGGCTAGTATTGTTGAAAAGCTCAATGCTAAAGGTAAATAGCTCTTGCCCCTTTTCTGCCCCTTTTGTTTTTTGACAAATAAAAAAGCAAGCTCTCAAGCTTGCTGTTACGCGGTTTATATCAGACACATGCCGGATCCCACTTAGTGCTGCTTCCTTCCAGACCTGACACAATTCACAGGCCCGGCATTGTCCTGCCTTTCGGCAAAAAATAGTATAACAAACTCTAGTCAATTTGGCTAGTCTTTTTTTTACGGGCTCGCAATTGTCGGAAAAAATCGGTTAGCAATTGACCACACTCCGCTTCCAAAATGCCGCCTTCAACATACGCCCGATGATTAAAACGCTCATCTGTCAATAAATTCATCAAGGTTCCAGCAGTTCCGCCTTTAGGATCGTACGCCCCAAAATAAACTTCTTCTATCCGCGACAGAATCATCCCACCACTGCACATGGGACAAGGTTCCAACGTGACAAACAGCTGACATTCCTCGAGGCGCCAATTCTCCAAATATTTACAGGCTTCACGAATCGCAAACATTTCTGCATGGCTAGTAGCATCTTGACTATGCTCCCGCAAATTATGGCCTCGACCGATAATCTCGCCGTGATAGACCACAATTGCACCAATTGGAACTTCCGCGATAGCTTCGGCTTTTCGTGCTTCATTGATCGCTTCTTGCATAAAATAATTTTTTTCTTCTTGCGTTAGCTGACTTGCGCGCTCCAT